TCGTGTGTCTGACGACGAGGTAGCAGCCAAGCAGAAGATGCCATTGGCTGCATTTTGTTTTGGACGTATGAATCCACCCACACTAGGTCATAATTTAGTTATGGCCAAAACAGTAGCAACAGGTGGAAAGAACAGTTATATATTCTTAAGTAACAGTAACAAAGCACCAGATGATCCATTAGATCCAGCAACCAAAGCAGCCTTTATCAAAGCAATATATCCCAAGTATGCGGCCCGTATCGTGTCTGATCCAGTGCAAGGTCCTATCTATGCCGCAAATTGGTTGTATGATAAAGGCTTCCGTAACATAGCTTTTATTGGTGGCAGTGACCGTTTGGGTAATAGTGCTGGCAGTATTGAAAAGTTATTAACTGGATGGAATAGTGGATCAGTTCGCACCACAGACAATGCTCGTGGTCCTACTGGACGAGAACACGTTCATCTAACATTCGTTAGTAGTGGTGACCGTGATCCTGATGCAGGTGGGTTAGCTGGTATCAGTGGATCACTAGCACGTAAATTAGCCACTGCTGGAGATGAGGCTGGATTTCAGAAAGCCACAGGAGTAGGACCAAATATCAAAGTGGGTGGCAAAACATTATATCAAGCCACACGTGATGGCATGGGTATTGCTGATGAGCCGGCAGCACCAGCATTACCAGTCAAACCAGTCAAACCTGTAGCTAAAAAATAATATGGAAGACAAGTTAACAGTTAATGTACATTGTGCCGATTCTGCATTAACACCAATATATCGTTTGTATGTCAATTCTGACTTAATCGCAGAACGAACTTTTATCTGGGATCATACTAAAACATATATTACTGAGAACTTGTTGTTAAATTTACCAGCAGGAAAACATAAAGTTTGGATCAGTGCAGACAGACAAGAGATGTTTCAGTTGCGTGATGCAACATTGAACCAAATACCGATTACACTAGATTCCATCGGTAATTTCACTAAATAAAGATAAAGGATACTCCAATGAAGTTTACCGATTTTCATAACTCAGAACTAGCAGAAGCATCTAAAACTAGAAATCCAACTAGAGATTTTTTAAGAAACAATCCTGTTAGCCCAGATGAGATGGCAAAGCCAGTTAAACAAATGTCAGTCCCAGAGTTGGCCACAATCAGTGACGAAGCATTGGATAATGCATATCATTATGGTCGTAGTACACCCGGAAATACATTTGGATGGCAAGCTAACCTAAAATCTGCCGCGTTTGCTAAACAAATGATTGATAAAGGTGTTACAGATATAGAACAAATTAGCGACGCCATACACAAAGGTTGGAATGTCACTGCTCGAGCATTTGTACAAAATCCTGATCAATTTGACGATACAGAAAAACTAAAAGCCGCTGGCAAATTAGAAGCAAAACTACAACAACGAGCCAAGTTGATGAACATTGAGTATGCACAGTTACCTGATGATGAACAGGAAAAGGATCGTGTAGTTGCTCGTGCATTGTTACAAGCAATCAAAGGTCAGCCGGGTATGGCGGAAGAAGTAGAACAGATGTTCCACGTCACAGCTGAGCATCATGGTTCCAACAAAGATGTCCCATTATACACAAAGACATACTCAGTTCGCGCTAATAGCGAGCAAGAGGCAATTGATACTATCCGCAAAATTTTTGGCGGCAGAAATCATCGTATTACGCAAGGTGTGGCGGAAGGCTTTGACGATCTTAGAACATCAGCAAAAGAATTGGCAAGACAAAAAGCTGAAAGAGAAACATACAAAAAAGATCAAGAATCGAAAGAAAAAGTAGCAGCCAAAAATCTAAAGAACTATCAGTCAGGGAATGTTCGTGCTAACTATGTTAAAGAGCAAGGTGTGGCGGAAGGCGGATTTGATAATGCAAGTCCAATGACCAAAGATACAGTAAAAGCAGATCGTATCCGTAGTCTTAAGAATCTTATTGCTATTGCTAAAGAACAAGAACGACAACTTCGAGTTCAAGAACTTGAGTTAGAATTAAAAAAGTTACAAGGTGTGGCGGAAACCCGCATTGAGACTATTCATGGTAGTGCATACACTATTGATCCTAACAAATACTATGTTTGGGCTTGGGATAATGCGGTGGTATTGTATGGTGAATATACTGATGAAAACGATGCTGAATTAAATTTATCTAAAATAGAACGACGGGCTACTAAGCGATTAGGTCCTGCCGTTAAGGGTAGATTTGAAGTTGCTAGTGGTAAGATGCTATTAAGGCAGTACGGTAATGAGCAGGATGTGGCGGAAACCAAAGCTGATCCACTTGGTGCTTGGATAGCACATAAAAACGGTACAGAGGCAAGAAAATTCAAAACACGTGAAGGTGCTAAAAAATATGTAGCATCACATGCGGGATTTACTGTTAGTTCGTCAGAAGCATTTCACGATACCTATCGTAAGAAAAAAGTACAAGAAGTAAAGAAATTTCGTACAACTTATGGCTGGGCAGGTGGTAGTAAAGAACCACGCTCGGCTCATGCCAAACAAGTTGCAACCAAGCGTAAAGAATATGAAAAAGGTTTGGGCAAATTTGAACCCACGGATAACATGGTTGGCACTGCCAAGATAGTTAGAGATATCGCAATGAGCGACGCATCGCCTGAACATAAAAAAACCGCGATTGATGCATTGAATAAGAAAGGTGTGGCGGAGGAATACAATCCCGAATATGATGACGAAGCAGGAATGGCAGACAACAATCTTAGCACACTGCGCCGTGCCGTGGACGGATTAGATGACTTGATTGACACTGGTGATAATTTGCCTGAATGGTGTCAAGAAAAGATTGCTGTGGCTAAATCTATGCTAGTTAATGTTTGGGACTATATGGAATCCGAAGAGCAAGGTGTAACAGAAGGTGAAAAATGGATACAAAAGGCAGTGAATCCCAAGACCAAAGGCAATCTACACAAGGCATTACATGTACCACAAGATGAAACAATTCCCAAATCCAGAATAGCCCAAGCTATACATAGCGCAGATCCACATCTACGCCATATGGCACAATTTGCTAAAAATGTAGCTAAAGAAGATGCTGGTGGCATGGGTACAGGTAGTGTAGCAACAAGTATGGGTGCTGGCAACGGATTTGCCAATGGCGGTCCGGGTACTATAACACGTAGAAGAAAATAAAATGAAATCATTTAGAAAACACCTGTCAGAAGTTGCCGCAGTTAAACCCAGAAAAGCACCAAAGAAGTTTCCGGGATATTGGGCTGGAAAAGACTCAGCTAAAGCGTCACGTAGTAAAATGGTTGGTGGTGAGAGTGTAACCTCTGCACCATCCGGACAGGATTATCTAAAAGAGTTTGAAAACTTCCAGGAGCCTGATGTGGTAAAGGGCTTATTAAATGAATTGTCAGGTTATAAAGCTAATAATCAATATAAAAATTTAAGTTCACACAAAAGATATGATGTTTATGTAAGCAAACAGAAGTTTAAAAATTTATATTTTATTGCGGTTGCTGAAAATCCAAGAACATTGCAAGCAACATTTAAAGCCAAAGGTCAGAATCCAGAAGAAGCAGTTAATAATTTAAAATTAGAAATTGATAAAGAAATTGATGTAGCTACTAAAGTTAGCGGATACGCTACATTGGATTTTAATGTTGAGTTTGCAAAGGATATATTAGAACTAAGCACAGATACTTTCTATGCCAAAATTAACCCAGGCCCACAGTTAGTGTTGGCGGGTGCTGAGATAATGGAATATCCTGAAATAATGCGAGACGAGGGGTTTAAACCTAGTACTATTAGAACTTATAAAGGTGGTGAAGGTACTACTCTACTTCCAGGTGTTCCGTTAAGTTCCAAAGCGGCAATGACTGCAAATCTTATTGCCAATGGCAGATATGTTTTGGGAGATGAAACAATAGATAAAGATGGCAATAGAGTATTTAATTTAACTTTTGATAGTGTGGTGCAAGCATCGAACGATAAAATGCGAATGAGAGCGCCAGCGGTTACTATAGGTACTAATAGATCTCAAGGTGTGACAGAAGCGCCGATTGAAATGGATCCAGCAGAACCGATGAACCCCATGATCCACAATCATCAAGGTGCCAATCCTGCTAAACTACAATACCGTATGGCCAGAGCCGCCGCACAATTTAAAGAGTTAGCAAAACGAGCTGAAAATGGTAGTGCCATTGGTTGGGAAAGTATTGCTCGCCAATTTGGTGAACTAGCAATGAATGTTGAACAAATTAAACATGGATTAGATGAACTTGCCGCTATACGTAAAAAAGGTGGAAGAGGTTCCAGAGGGATTGATCCCAACATTGGTGAAGCGGCTCCAGGAGTCCCTGGTGCTCCAGTACCAGGTGCGGTGCCAGACCCAATCGAAGTTAAAAAGGCACAAATTCAGAAAACCCAAAGTGGCAAATTGGCTTCTGTCGTTGGCGCTAATCCGGCTGCGTTGGGCAAAGCATTGACTGCGGCTAGTAACGGAATATCTACTCCAGCAACAGCACAAGCATTTTTACCAACACTAGATGACATTGCCAAGTTACTCCAAGATCCAACATTGGGACCACAGTTAATTGCTTTATTAGCCAAAGCTAAACAAATTAAATAAGGAAGTTTTGGTATGAGAGCAAAAGAATTTATATATTTACTTGAAGATCGAGCGGAGTTCATCGCAACACAGATGAAGTCCAAGATCGAAGCGGCGGCTCAACAGGATCTGGGTCAACCAATGGATTCGGTTGCCATTGTTGATCAGTTAAAGCAAGCAGATCCAGACCCACAAGGTAAGAATCTACAATTCATCGCCAACATGTATGTGCGTCAGCAATTCAAACTCGATGATTTGGCTCGCTTGCGCGATTCTATTGCTAAGTTTATTAAGATACGAAATACGTTGCAGATTAAAGATTTAAACCAGATTAAAGATTTAAATCAGCTATATGATATAATCGATACCGAGGAACAACAACCAGCCGCGCCAAGTGCTAAACAGCAAACTCGTGATGTTAAAGCCAACGCAGATCGAATCATTGATACTCCCAACTTCAAAGTCATCGTCCCTAGAACAGAAGAAGCATCGTGTCTGTATGGTGCTGGTACAAAATGGTGTACTGCGGGTAAAGAGAATAATCAATTTCAAAACTATGCATCCAAAGGTGACTTGTATATTATCATGGCTAATTTGGGCGGTAAGGCTCGCAAATTCCAGCTTCATATGGAAGACAAATCGTTTATGAACGAACGCGATCTGGAAATTGGTAAACAGGATATTGCGGCATTAAGTAAGATTCCAGAATATACACAGTTTTTGAATTTCTTAATTAAAAAATATTACGGGAAATACCTAGATGCTTAATCTATACCGATTCCATGCCCAACCACAGCAGTTAATGGGGTATGCTGATGCCTCTGCGAAAATACCATCGATTGCTTGGGATATGGCTAAAACTAAAGCACAGAAACAAGAACTAGAACATCTATGGGCGAAAGATACTGAATATGCCTACCTGTATGCCCAGGATGTAATTGGTAAACCCTGGCCACCAGGTGAGGCTGCAATTGCCAATGATCCTTACTATGCCTACCGGTATGCCCAGGATGTAATTGGTAAACCCTGGCCACCAGGTGAGGCTGCAATTGCCAATGATCCTGTATCGGCCTACCTGTATGCCCGCTTTGTAATTAAAAAACCCTGGCCACCTGGCGAAGCCGCAATTGCCAAAGATCCTAAATGGGCCTACCAGTATGCCGAAGATATAATTGGTAAACGCTGGCCGCCAGGTGAGGCTGCAATTGCCACAGACCCTGAATATGCCAAGGCATATCAGAAAGAATTTAAGGTAAAACTCCTTGCCAGATGATTGTCCAAGTAATCTAGTCCAGCTGGACGATCAGTTAAATACTTCTATGAATGAATATGATCCATTACAGGAACTCAAAGTCCTAGCTGGAATAACTAATAAACCAAATTGGCAACTATACAGCATGGGTAGCAATGTCAGCATCACTGGACAAGAAAAAGCCGACCTACAACGTAAACACGATATAAGACCAGGTACTCCAGAATGGTTTAAACTTTGGTTTGCCAAACCATACCTGACCGGCGAGAAACCCATATAATGTCATCACAAGACGGCTCGTTAATAAAACGACCAAATCGGCAAGAGAACTATACCGAACAACAAATGCGCGAGTTTGCCCAGTGTGCTGACCCAGTAACTGGCCCACTTTATTTCTTAACTCACTTCTTCTATATACAACATCCCATGCAAGGCAAGATGTTGTATCAGCCTTACGGATTCCAAGTCAGACTAATTGCAACTTATCACAACTATCGATTTAACATTAATATGTTACCTCGGCAAATGGGCAAAACAGCAACAGCCGCTGGATACTTGTTATGGTATGCCATGTTTGTACCTGACGCAACTATATTAGTGGCGGCACACAAGTATAGTGGCGCACAGGAAATTATGCAACGTGTACGTTATGCATACGAAGATTGTCCAGATCATATACGTGCTGGTGTTACCAGTTACAACAAAGGTAGTATAGAGTTTGAAAATGGTAGCCGTATAGTTAGTCAAGCAACCACAGAAAATACTGGTCGTGGTATGTCCATAACATTGCTGTATTGCGATGAGTTTAGTTTTGTGCGACCAACTATCGCCCGTGAGTTTTGGACCAGTATTAGCCCCACATTGGCAACTGGTGGTAAAGCCATTATAACCAGTACTCCAAACAGTGACGAAGATCAATTTGCACAACTTTGGCAAGGTGCCAATCAGTGCTTGGATGAGTTCGGTAATGAAACTGATGTTGGACGAAACGGATTTAAATCATTCAGAGCATACTGGAATGAACATCCAGATCGTGACGAAAACTGGGCAAGTGAGCAACGAGGACAATTGGGTGAAGAACGTTTCCGTCGTGAAATGGATTGTGAATTTATTCGCGATGATGAAACACTGATCGATCCACTAAAACTAGCACGTATGGAAGGTGTTAGTCCTATTAACAAGCAAGGACAGGTACGCTGGTATAAGGAGATAGATCCCAAATCCACTTATATAGTGGCATTAGATCCCAGCATTGGTACTGGTGGTGATCCTGCCGCAATAGAAGTATTTGAATTACCCAGTTGTGAACAAGTAGCAGAATGGTGTCATAATAAAACACCAGTAGAACAGCAAATTAAAATTTTAGCAGAGATTATAACTCTTATTGCAGAAACAGTTAAAACCAACGAGCAAATATATTACAGTTTAGAAAATAACACAATTGGTGAAGCAGGATTGGTTAGTTTACGTGAGTATGGCGAGGAAAACATACCAGGCACAATGTTAAGCGAGCCGCATCGACTGGGTAATGTACGAAAACACCGCAAGGGGTTTTCAACCACACACTCAAGCAAACTAAGTGCGTGTGCTAAACTTAAGAATTTTGTAGAAACAGACAAACTAGTGATCAAAAGTAAACCACTAATATCAGAGCTTAAAAACTTCATTTCCAGTGGCACTACATACAAAGCACTAACTGGGCAAACAGATGATTTAGTAATGGCCACTGTATTAGCAGTTAGAATGATAGCATTTTTACAGAGTTATGACGCTAATCTGGATGATAAAATGCGTAATGGCAGCGACGAACCCATACGTATGCCAATGCCCTTTATAATAATGTAATTGGTATAAATACTTGATATGAAACCTATAGAACAAATCAGTACAGACCTTTTTGAAAAGCTCAGAGCTCGTTCTGAAGATATCAATATGGGCGATGAAGAAGCTAACGATACAGTAGACCCTGCAGAAGCCAGGTTTTTTAACTTTGACTATAAACAACGCAAAGAAAGTTTTGGTAACATTACTATTACTGTTGCTGACAAGAAGGGGTTGAAAGTATTTTATAGTAAAAATATATCAAATAATCCAGCCCTTGATTCCAAGGATTGGTATGCATTTTTAAAAGGATTAAGGAATTTTGCTATGAGAAACTTACTAACTTTTGACGCTAGAGACATTGGCAAATCCAGTCTGGCATTGCGCGATATTAAGACATTTGCTAAAACGTATTCCAAAGATTCCACAGTTAAAGATATTGCTGAAAGCAAGCTATACGGGTCAACTAAAAGCAGTTATCAGAAAATGGGTCCGGTTAAACTAATTGTCAAACACAGCGCACAAGTTGATGAGAACATCCATGGTGCTCGTAGCAGAAATATTGAAAAGATTTTCATTGAAAACAATGAAGGTGAACGTTTTAAATTAGAAAGCAACAATCTATTGGCTGGCAGAGTTATTGCTCGCCATGTCAGTAATGGTGGTGCTCACAATGATGCATTTTCCAAACATGTAAATGAATCCATTAACGAATTAAAAGATTTGCGTTACTTTGTGATGTCCAGCAAACGTAGACAATTTGAAGATGCTACTACGACACAGATGGTGGAATCAGCAGTAGAGTATTACAACACATTACGTGAAACACTACATCGTCTCAAAGGACAACGTGGCTATACCAAATATATGGAAAGTTTTGAAGAAAGCTCATCTGCCGAACAGTTAGATGAGATGACTGAAGATCTCAAAGAACGCTTTATTCAAAAGTATTTTGATCAAAGAATGGAACAAGCGATCCCACACATTGCCAAAGCATATGCTGCCACAATCCGTGAAGCCGCACAAGTAGCCAACCAGATTGCACAATTTGAAACCGGTACCGCCAGATTTGGATTAAATGAATCTGATCGTGATATGTTGGGATTGTTGGAGTTTACTGACAAGAATGCATTTATGATCAAGATGTTGGAAAACATCAGTACTAAATTATCTGAATCTGATAAAGTGATAGCCAAGTTTGCCCGTCATGTTATGGAAAACTGGGACACTGCCAATAAAACAAATCGCGAGATGGCCGGCAAATTAGTTCGTAGTTATGTTAAAGAAATCAAAGACATCGTAAAAAAAAATCATAGCATAGTTGAACAAGGTGTGGCTGAATCGCAATTAGACGAAGGTACCTGGGAGTTACCACTCAGTGAAAAACAAGTAGACAAATTTATTAAATTAATGGCTTCACCATTGGAACTAGGTCCAGATTCTGACAATGCTACCAATGCATTGGGTGACTTATTTGGTGATGATGAGTTATTTGATGCGCTGGCATCCAAAGCAGATACACAACCAGACTTTGATGCAAGACCATTAATTATAAACAGACTGTTGCAACTTGCCGCCAAACCACAAAGTATGAAAGCAGACGATGATGAATTGGCAAATATGGCCAATTTATTGAACCAACTTAAAACTTCTGATGCTGGAAAAACTTATGTTAGTAAAATTGATCTAATATTGAAAAAATATCCTCAAATTAAATCACCAGAACCTGCTACTCCGGCACCAATAGCACCACCTGCTCCAGTAACACCGCCTGCTCCAGTAGCACCACCTGCGGCTTAAACTGATAAAAAAGTTTGAATTTCTCTTGACTTGCTAAATAGATGTAGCATATACTACAGGGGTAGTATGTGCAATAGGCATGTATTACAGGCAACGCAACATAGGCAAATTTATAGGCAAAGGAGAAATTACTATGGCAACATCATTAGCAGAAATCAGAGCAAGGCTGCAACAGCAAGACACAAAAACTCAGGGCACAGGCGATAAAGGAATTTACGCTCACTGGAATATCCCAGAAGGTGCTACCACAACAATCCGTTTCCTCCCAGACAGTGACCCTAAGAATTCTTTCTTTTGGGTAGAACGTGCAATGATTAAATTGCCGTTTGCTGGTATCAAGGGACAACCAGAAAGCAAGCCTACTTGGATTCAAGTACCTTGTATGGAAATGTGGAATGAAACTTGTCCGATCCTTACAGAAGTACGTCCATGGTTCAAGGATGAAAGTTTGAAAGAAATGGGTCGCAAATATTGGAAGAAACGTAGTTATGTTTTCCAAGGTTTTGTTCGTAAAGATCCGTTGGGAGAAGAAACTCCAGAAAATCCTATCCGTAGATTCATTATTAGCCCAAGCATTTTTGGTTTGGTTAAAAGTGCATTGATGGATGCAGAGATGGAAGAAATGCCTACAGATTATGAACGTGGTCTGGACTTCCAAGTTACTAAAACTACCAAAGGTGGTTATGCCGATTACAGCACCAGCAAATGGAGCCGTAAAGAAAGCGCACTGACCGAAGATGAATTGGCCGCTATTGAAAAATATGGCTTGTTTGATCTCAACAGTTTCTTACCCAAGAAGCCCGGTGATGTTGAACTCAAGGTCATCAAAGAAATGTTTGAAGCCAGTGTAGATGGTCAACCATATGACATGGAACGTTGGGGGCAGTATTACAAACCTGCTGGTACATCTGGTGGCAACAACGCATCAGCAACACCAGCCGCATCAAACGTAGTGGTTGATGATGCTGAACCCGAAGCACAAGTAAAGGCTACACCACCATTTACTCCTAATGTATCAGTTGCGACACCAAGCGAGGCACCAAAGCCAAGTGGACAAAAAGCTGAAGATATTTTAGCTATGATCCGCAGTCGGCAGAAGAAGCAATAAAGGGAAAGACAACCACCTTGACCGGTGGTTGTCTTCTTTATGAAACTTGTTTGGAACTCGTCTGGCAGACGACGCACACTATTACATTAAAGGAATAAACTATGGGACGACCATTTGATGTTTCAAAATTTAGAAAAAGTATTACGTAATGCTACGTATGACTTGGTCCAAATCTGGTGATGCACTTGATATAAATTCGGTAAGTGATGAGTTCTCAGAATTTTTTGTAGATATTTTTAATGATCCGGAAAATAGCTGGTCGTCGAGTAACATATCGTCAGATATCAGGCCAGTCGATACCGTGGCAATCTCGGAGGAATTATATTTTAACATATCGCAAGTTAACAAATGTTGTAAAAAATGTAATTTACTGGTGAAACTGACTGAGGCATTTGACCATACTGATCAATCGCATTTAAATCAATTGCATAGTGAATGGGTGTCAGCGATTCGACGGTATCCTAAACTTGATCTTTTGCTTGATAAAATTGACCCGTTGACGGGAAAGCGGTTTCATGATATTAACACAATGGTACATTTATTAGAAAAAGGATTTACATATTCTATTCGCACTCCTAGATTTTGTCAACACGAGAATATATTTAAAGATTTGGATCAGCCATGGGGTGAATTTCATATCAGCCTAGTTTATGCAGATTTTGGCAGATGTGCTTTTGAAAAGTTTCTTACTAACAGTAGCACCGTTACTGACGCTGAATTAGTAAACTGGAATACCATCGTGTCGCATGTCAGGATTCAATTAAGCCGTCCTTATGTATCAACGCCGCCGGCGGAATATGTGGATTTATGCAAGTATCACGGCTTAGTACCACATGGTCAGTTTTGGCCTTTGGGGAATTTATGTAATTGGCAGGACACGTTAACGGAAGCTCGGAAGATAATGGAGCGTAACGTTAGGTTATCCGGCAACCATGCAGTTTTTGAAATTAAAAAATAATTATTGAGAAAAGGAAAATAAACTATGGGCAGACCATTTGACGTAAGTAAATTTAGAAAAAGTATTACCAAGAGTATCGACGGAATCAGTTTTGGTTTTAACGACCCTACGGATTGGATCAGTACCAGCAACTATACATTGAACTATCTTATCAGCGGAGATTTCCATAAAGGAATCCCACTGGGCAAGGTTACTGTATTTGCTGGTGAATCAGGTGCGGGTAAAAGTTTTATCTGTTCAGGTAACCTAGTAGCTAACGCACAGAAAC